AGCCAGAATCTTAAAGTCAGAAGTCATTGATGTAGAGAAGTATCTACACGCTAACGATGTAACCATTAAAGTCAAACGGGCTACGGAATGGTCAGAGGCTATCAAGGAAAACTATCTAAATAGTAAAACTGATAAGCAAATTGTATTGCCTTGGCCTAAGACGCATTCTACTTTTGCATTCAGGGATGGTGAGGTAACTGTATACGCTGGTGGTAACGGTGGTGGTAAATCGCTGATAACTGGTCAGATTGCGCTGAACCTGATTCGTCAAGGTCAGAAGGTCTGCATAGCCAGCTTTGAGATGAAGCCTGAAAAAACCTTAGAGCGTATGGTCAGGCAGTTCTCTGGGGAATACATAGATAACCCGTTAAGTAATGACCGTGAGAAATATATCCACAGGTTATTCACAAGGTTTGATGCGTATTTAGCTGACAAGATGTATCTGTATGACCAGCAGGGTACGACTTCAACCGATAAGGTTATAGCTATGGCTAGGTATTGCGCTATGGAATTAGGCATCAAGCATATCTTTATCGACAGCCTAATGAAGTGCGTTAAGGGTGAGGATGACTTTAACGGTCAGAAGAACTTTATCGATGAGCTCACGGCATTGGCTAGGGATCACAATGTCCATATCCACCTAGTCCACCATATCCGCAAGCTGGTCAATGAGGAGCAGCAGCCGAACAAGAACGACTTGAAGGGTTCTGGATCTATCTCGGATCAGGTGGATAACGTCTTCTTAATGTGGAGAAACAAGAAGAAAGAGAACATGAGGCAGCGAGGTGAGCAGGTAGACGAGACACAGCCAGATGCTTACCTAATGTGTGAGAAGCAGAGGAACGGTGAGGCTCAGGAGTGGTATGGTCTTTATTACCATAGTAGCAGCCAGCAATTTATAGAGAAAGTCGGCGCTATGCCTATGGACTTTGATAACAAAGGGCGATTTAGTGCATGAATTTTCAATGAAATTTCATTCAACTGAGGAATACCGGCATCAATGCGAGGTAAGACAGGTATTACTTTGGAGAGCCGAGGATAGGAATAAGGCTTTAGATTACTTAGCTAAGGTTAGGAAAGCCAGAGGTGATGTAGTAGCAGATAAACTAGCCAATGACTGCAAAGAACAGTGGGCTAAGGGAAACAGAGGGATAAAGGGAGATTGGCGTTGAGAGCTTACCGAGTAGATGGAAACCAGAAGGCTATTGTTGCTGCACTGCGGGAAGAAGGGTTTATCGTCCAGCATCTGCATAAGGTAGGGGAGGGCTGTCCAGACTTACTGGTAGGTCATAGCCATAACGGAAGACGTTATAACGTACTACTAGAGCTTAAAGAAGGGGATGGGAAGCTAACGGCACAGCAGGTTATCTGGCATCACGGTTGGAGAGGTCAGGTTGCGGTGGTAAATAATGCAAAAGATGCAATAAAAGCGGTATATGACCATTGCAAAGGCTAAAACTATCGGAAAGTAGTAACTGATAGAAATATTTATGTTGCACTTGGAGAATACTATGCTATAGTTCTTTCACAGCAGCACAATATCAATCACTAGGAGCTGAATATGAAGAACGATCTCAACACAATAGATACTCTCGGCGCACTTTTGGCACAAATTGCAGATTTAGAAAAACAAGCAGAAGCAATCAAGTCTGAACTCAAAGATGCAAGCACAGCGCCAAATGGCTCAAATACTTACGAGGGTTCTTTGTTTAAAGCTACAGTAATTGAATCTAACCGCAACACGGTAGATTGGAAAAAATTAGCTGCTGATGTAGGAATTGATGCTGCTGTAATTGCAAAATACACAAAAGTTTCTGCTGTTTTTTCTGTAAAAGTTACTAGCCGTTAATATGAAAACAATAAATCCCCACGAAGCCATTGACTACATGATTCGGCATTCTGCTGAATACGCTCAGGCTAAGGCTCAGGTTACATACCTAGAGGAATTCCGTAAGAGCAAGAAAGCCATGCTATTTGCTGGTGCGATAGGAAATACTATTGCAGATAAAGACAATTTTGCGTACAGTCATCCAGAGTATTTAGCGGTACTGGATGGGCTTAAAGAAGCCGTAGAGAAGGCAGAAACACTGAGGTGGATGTTGGTAGCAGCACAGGCCAGAATCGATGTTTGGCGGTCACAGGAAGCTAGTAATCGGAATATAGATAGGAATACACAATGAAATCTGAATATCAAGTTTTGGCTAGAAATAAATATTCTCAGCAACTAGGCGAAAAAATTAAGTATTTAAGAAAATCTAAGAAAATTACTCAAGAGGAATTAGCAATAAAGGTTGGGGTAACAAGACCTGCTGTTGCTCAGTGGGAAAGCAAACATATTCACGTAAGAACAATCCCTAATTTGGGCACATTAAATTTGATTGCTGAGGTTTTGGCAGTTGATATTGATTATTTTATTAAGGATGTTGGCGAAAGTGTTGAATATTTAAAATTAGCATCAGAGCAAAAGAAAGATTCTATTTCTGTGCTTGATTTTCTTGATTCGGTTCCAGCAGATGCTTTTCATGTTTATGAGCATAATAAACTTTGCAAGCAAGAAATTAAATATGGCGCAATTTGTTGCCAAGCAGCAAGAGAAATTAGGCGGTTGCAAAAAGAGGTTGAGATGTTAATACAAGCATCAAATCGGAATATAAACAGGAATGCACAATGAACTACGATGAGATTGACCCAGAGGATCTTTTGGTTCTTTGTCCTCCACCTGAAGGAGATGAGGAAATAGTCGCTTATTTTTCAATTTGTTCAAAGCATCCAAGCGTAAAGTTGTTAGATTTTGGCAATAGTTTTATAGCTGTATATGCAAAACGTGTAGCAGTAGGTAAGACACATGCAGAGGCAATAAAAAATTGCTTGTTATTAACTGATTTACTTGGATAGGAGATTTAAATGAATGGAGTTCAAAAAGCAATTAAGGAAGCTGGCGGTCAGACAAAACTTGCTAACCAGTTGGGGATAAGCCAGCAAGCAATAAGTATCTGGAAACGTCAAGGTTTCGTCCCAATTTCGAGAATTGTTGAAATTGAAACACAATATGGTGTGCCAAGGAGTGAATTGGTTAGCCAAGAGATTGTGGATATTGTTGATCCATTGCGAGAATGGAAATAACACGGAATATAGATAGATCAACCCAATAGGAGGATAATATGAACGACACAAACATAGTGGATGATAGCAATCTGGCTCAATGTTGCTTTTGTGGATTTATAGACGATTGGGATGAGATACCTAAAGGCAAATGTTCGTTTACAGAGGATACTCTTACTGAGTGTCCAGAGTGCGGTGACGTAGATAACTTTGCCGACTATGATCCAACGAACATTGCTCGACAGCAGCGAATTGCCGCTAACCTTGCGAAAGTTAACGGATCAGGAAATTGAGGCGTTAGGTCTCAAGCATTTCGGGAATATCTACTATTACTATCCAGACCAGATTAAAGCTCTGGTTCTGGATGTCCAAAAGAAACTCCAAGGGAAGAATAAATGACCATCACACTAACCCGCGAGGAAGCGCAGCAGGTGCTGGATGCGTTGCAGGAACTGAACAAACTTAGCGTGGGTGAGAATGCAATTTGTTTACCCGCTGAGATTGATGGTGCGATGGAAGTGCTTGAAGCCAGACTCGCGCAGTCTGAACCGGACTATCGGGATGTGGTCATCTCTGGCGATTTGTGGCGTATTGAATTTCTGCCAGACCATGCAGCAAGCGTAGTGCTTGTTAGAGCGAATTACGAATCTCAGCCAAAACAAAAGAATGCGTAAAAAAGAGGCTCAATACTTGTCAAAAGTAGCTGATATAGGCTGTATAATTTGTTATAGGCTTGGCTATATTGGGACTCCAGCAGAGATTCACCATATCCGAGGTATCGGTTTGGGGATGGGTGTCAGGAATTCTAATTACGCAACTATCCCACTTTGTCCCGAGCATCACAGGGGGAATACTGGCTATCATGGCATAGGCAGGAAAGCCTTTGAGCGTCGGTACGAGGTTACCGAATTGCAGTTAGCGCAGCAGGTACAGGAGATTCTTAATGAAGAAAACCAAGGCCGAGAAGAAGATTTCCAAGGTCATGACTGAGTTTGGTAAGGGCAAGCTGCATTCTGGCAAAGGTGGCCCAGTAGTTAAGTCTCAGAAACAGGCAGTGGCTATTGCCTTGAGTGAGGCTGGCGTAGCAAAGAAGAAGGCCAAGAAATGAAGCCCGGTCTCTATGCCAATATCGCAGCCAAGCGTAAAAGGATTGCCGAGGGTTCTGGCGAAAAGATGCGTAAGCCGGGAACGAAGGGAGCGCCCACAAAGGCTGACTTCAAACAAGCAGCTAAGACCGCCAAGGGGAAGAAAAAATGATGAAGAACGGTAAAAAGATGTCTGACAAGGAATTGCTAAAACAATATCTTGAAGACGAGAAAGAGAAGAAAAAGAATGGCGTTAATGAAATAGAAATCGAAATTAAGATTCCTATGGGCAAGAAGAAACGGGGCAAGAATGGCAGCAGCATGGACTAAGAAGGCTGGCAAGAATCCCAAGGGCGGTCTTAACGAAAAAGGCCGTAAGTCCTATGAGGCTGAGAATCCCGGCTCTGACCTAAAGGCTCCGGTTAAGTCAGGGGATAACCCAAGGAGAGCCTCGTTCCTAGCCCGTATGGGTAATATGCCGGGGCCGGAGACTAAACCTAATGGTGAGCCTACTCGTTTGTTACTGTCTCTACGAGCATGGGGAGCATCCAGCAAGGCTGATGCCAAGAAGAAAGCCGCAGCCATTTCCGCTAGAAACAAGAAAAAGTGAGCCATCAAAGCCAGCTAGATTTCGTTCGTGGGTTAACGCTCAAGTTCCCTATATTCTTCGCAGGTCAAAAAGTCCTAGAGATAGGCAGTCTGGACATTAACGGATCGATTAGGCAGTTCTTTAACGCAGCGCAATACGTTGGTGTTGATCTTGGTGAGGGTAAGGGAGTTGACCTAGTAGCCAAGGGAGAGGAACTAGACTTCCCTGACGATTCCTTTGATGTTGTTGCGTCTTGTGAATGCTTTGAGCATAACCCTGAGTGGGCTAAGACCTTTGACAATATGGTTAGGATGGCTCGTAAGTTTGTATTCTTTACGTGCGCTACAGAAGGAAGACCAGAACACGGGACGAGGCGTACAAGTCCATCAGATGCCCCATTTTGCGGGGACTATTACCGTAACTTAACAGAGCAGGACATTAGGGATAACTGCGATTTGTCTAAGTTTGAGCAGTACGGATTTTCCACTAATGCAAACCCTGCTGATCTATATTTCTGGGGTATATGCAAGCCATAGTTATCTGCACTATCGGTAATCCCGGTATAACGATATTACTGGAAAGCATCAAGGTCTATGCTCCAGAACTACCAATTTATCTATGCTCAAATAACCTTAGCCTCTGGGGAACAATACGTTCGAGAATGTCGGAACTTAATGTTATCTACAGGCCAAATCATAGTACCAATTTTGGAGACGCATATAATGCGGGTATCAATTATGCCTTCAGCAGGGGACACGATTCACTGATCGTAGCTAACGATGACGTTGTTATAACACCGAGTACTATAGATCTGCTCAAGGAAGATGCGGAAATTCTGGAATCCAAGGGTATAAATCTCGGATTCTTAGGTGCTAGGTCTGACTATGTATTACCTGACCAGAATATTAGGTTCCCGGTAGAGGAAGACCAGCAGCTAGGGTTACGATGGGCTAGTGAGACAATGATTAAGCCCGCAGGAGTCATAGCACCAATATTTGCTACCATTAGTAGGAAGGCATGGGAGACAGCCAAGTTTCCTAGCACGAATTGGTATTCCGATAATATAATATGCCATGACCTGCAAAAAGCGGGATTTAGGCATTTTGTCTCAAGGGCTTATGTGCATCACGCAGGAAGCCAGACAGTAGGAACAGACTTTGAGAAATGCCACGAGGAGCCACGAGAGTGGATAAAGGCTAACAGGCCGGATATGTACGAGGCGATATATGGCTGAGATGCCCAGACAGCTAACGCAAGCTGAGATTGATCGGATTCTTTTTCTTCAAAGTAAGGGGCTTGATCCTAGAGGTCGAGTTCCGATGCCTTCCATTCAAAATGTGCAGCGTAAGACATCTGGAACAATTACGCCCGTCAAAGAGAATCCTGCACAGTTAGCTGCTGCTGGTGCTGCAAGAGTAGGCCAATTTCTAAATCAAATTCTTCCTAACGCACAGCAAGTAGTGACTGCTAACCCGTTGAATCTTGAGGCTTTATTTCCAACAAATAATTCCTCTGCTCAAGTAAATATACCAACAGGATTTAATTTTGCTCCTAAACAGCAGCCTACTGGTGAGGTTGTGCCCGGTGGATTGCAGACTAATCAGGTTAATTTAGACCAATTGCTTAGAGCAATTAAGCCAGCAGACGTGCTTGGAGTTACTGGGGCGCAACAGGTTTATACAGATATTGGTGCTGGCAGGGCTCCGAACACAATGGATGTATTGGATATGGCTGGTTTAGGAGCTATTGGGTATGGTGTTGGCAGGACAGCATTAAAAGGCACTGCTTCGGCAGGAAAATATATTGCTCCAACCATTGGCGATTTGCTTGATGATTATGCTGCAAAAACAGGTTTGCAGATGTATGTATATAGGCCGACAAGCCCATCTAATCCAGATCCGTTAGTAGGAACTCAATTTAAACGCGAAGATATTGGTGGATTAGTTAATAAAACAATTAACGACTTATCAAACAAACAAGGTGCAAGTCTTTTATTTATGCCTTGGGATAATTCAAGTAGAAATATGAAAATTACTCAGGTGTCTGGAGTAGATATTCCGCACGTTATTACTCATGGAGGCCAAAATTATATTTTAGATACTGAACATATTAAAAAGGGTATTGGTGGAGCTTCTGGGAAAACTGTTGCAGAAAAAATTGTTACAAGAGATGCTATTGCTAGAAAAGAAAATTTAGAGGCTGGTGGAACTGGTGAGGTAATTTCAACTCCAATAACAATGGCACAATATTCAGAAAATTATTCTGTACAGCCAACGCAAGTTTTATTAGGTTTAATTGATAGGAATCCGAATAGCCCCCAAATTATTCCTAAACTTAATGAAAGAATACAAAATACTCCTAAATTTGTTGGTACAGGAGAAAAACGGCGAGTAACGTATCCATTTAAAGATTTTGCTGGAGTAGAAACAGAATTAGGAAGATTGCAATTATTTCAGAATAGTGCGGCTGGGGGAGATTTGAGAAAAGCATTTGTTGCTAATGCTTATGGTAAAAGTAGGAAAAAAGGTGATATAAATTTTCAAAAAGAATTTGGATTTAATGCAGAAGATATAGAAAATGCAATTGGTGATCCTGCTTTGGCTGGACTTCCAAGGGGTTATGGTGGTAATGCATTCGTATCTTCAGGTAAAAAAGGAATAATTTTAAAACCTTCTAAAAATGCAACATATAATACAGATCTTACCAATATGGAATATTTGGGTGGATTAGGATATAGCGCACCTGTTGAAATATTTATGGGGCCACAATATACAAAATTAGCAGCAGAGCAAATGGGTAAAGTTGGCGATTTGAGATCGCATACGATTGGCGCTATTGAAAAACGAAAAGCAGGGGTATCAACAATGATTGATGATGCAATGCTAAGAAGACTTGAAGATTATAAGAAAGGCTTACTCGATTAAGTTATTAGCATCATCAATATGAATTTGTAATAACATTTTGACATGTTCTAAAAAGTTAATAAAGTCATCTTGATTAGATTTTAAAAGCTCATCATCTAAAGTAAATGTAATACCTTGTGTTGGCGTTGATTCGATAGTGATTTTCATAGTTCCTCCAAGTGAAATATTATTATACATGAGTATTGATTGTACGCAACAAGCTTAGTAAGCATGACATCCAAAGGATAATGCAATTATGGAAACAAAAGAAGATATTAAAACGCCAGAAATCGGAAAAGGTTTAGCAGGGCCGGGTAGACCTAAAGGAATGCCTAATAAGGCCACTGGTAAGGTCAGAGAGGCGATAGCAGAGCTACTAGAGCGTAATGCAGGGAACATGGACAGATGGCTTAATGAGGTCGCTGATAAGGATCCTTACAAGGCGCTAGACCTAATGCAGAAGCTGAGTGAGTACCATATCCCTAAGCTAGCTAGGACAGAGGTAACAGGTAGAGATGGCGAGGCTCAAGAGATGGTAATCCGTTGGGGAGGCAAGAAATGAAGTATAGACAGATGGCTAACTGCCCTATGTGCAGTGCGTTTCTAGTAAACAACAAGTGCTTGAACTGCGGATACGTTAAGTGACAGAGATTGTCATTAATTACGAGCCTAGAGAGCAGCAGCTAAAGATCCATGATGCCATTGAGCAGCATCGTTTTACTGTGGTGGTTGCCCATCGTCGTATGGGAAAGACTGTTAGCGCAATCAACCACCTTATCAAAGCAGCGATAGAGTGCGACAAGCCTAACCCAAGGTTTGCGTATATCGCTCCGACATACAGCCAAGCCAAGCGGGTAGCATGGGATTACCTGCTAGAGTACACAAGACCGCTAGGAGCTACGGCTAACATTGCCGAGCTTAGGGTTGACTTCTGGGGTAGGCGCATAAGCCTATACGGTTCAGACAATGCAGACTCATTACGAGGCCAATACTTTGACGGTGTTGTCTTGGATGAGATCGGTGACCAAAACCCAAAGATATGGAATGAGATTGTCCGTCCTGCTCTAGCTGACCGGCTAGGGTGGGCTTCATTCATTGGTACGCCTAAAGGGAACAATCACTTCCGGGATCTAGCGGATAGGGCTAAGGAGACTGATGGCTGGGCTTACCTAGAGTTCAAGGCCAGCGATACAGGGATTCTGCCGCAGTCTGAGCTTAAAGCTGCCCAACTTGAGATGGGTGAGGACAAGTACAACCAAGAGTTTGAGTGCTCGTTTAACGCAGCGGTGGAGGGTAGTTACTATGGCAAACTTATTAACGATCTTGAGAAACTTGGTCATATTAGCGATTTTCCTCGTGATGACTTGTGCCGCAGTTTTGCTGCTTGGGATCTTGGAATGGGTGATAGCACTACTATCTGGGTTGCTCAGTTGGCTGGAAAAGAAGTTAGATTACTGGACTGCATCGAAAATCACGGGCAAGGATTAGACTGGTACGTTAACTGGCTGAGGGATAACAAGTATGAACAGTTTAACCAAATCCTTCCGCATGACGTACAAGTACGGGAACTTGGCACAGGTAAATCGCGTAAGGAAGTGCTTGAGGAGGCTGGACTATCGATTACGGTTTGTCCGCGTCTATCTGTGGCTGATGGCATACAAGCGGTCAGAAGACTTATTCCCCGGTGCTGGTTTCATCCCAAGACGAAGAATGGGCTTAATGCGCTGAGGAACTACCGTCGTGAGCATGACGAGAAGCGCAATGTTTTCTACGAGAAACCTTTACACGACTGGTCTAGCCACTACGCTGATGCCTTCAGATACCTTGCAATAGGGCTTGACGAGAGCGACAGTTCGTGGTCAACAACATTGCCAATTAAGACAAATTGGATTGTATAATAGGCAAAATTTCCGTTAAGGATTTGCTATGAAGATGGATGAAGGTCAGATCAAGGGCATTCTTGAGAACGAAATCGACAATGCCATCGGTTACATTGAGACAGAGACTACCGAACTACGACGCAAGGCTCTGGACTATTACTTACGTAATCCTTACGGCAACGAGGTAGAAGGCCGTAGCCAGATCGTCACTGGAGAGGTAGCTGAGGCTATCGATGGTGCGCTGCCACAACTTATCCGTGTCTTTACGACAACTGAGGATATTGTCTACTTTGAGCCTACTCGTCCTGAAGATGAGGAATCAGCTAAACAAGCCACTGATTACTGTAACTGGGTTTTCTACCGTGAGAACGATGGTCTGTTGATCTTGCACAACTGGTTCAAAGATGCCTTGATGCAGAAGGTTGGCGTTGTTAAAGCGTATTGGGAAGCCAAAGAAGACGTTAACAAAGAGAAATACAAGAACCTGACTGAAGATGAGCTAGCCATGCTCTTGTCTGATCCCGGCATTGAGGTGGTCGAGCAGGAAGTCGAGTTCATGGATGGCGGCATGGATATGATTGGTATGCCTATTCAGATCCCGCTGTATAACGTCAAGGTCAAGAAGTCCAAGAAGTACGGCTGCGTAAAGATTGAGAACGTACCACCAGAAGAATTCCTAATTAGCAAATCGGCAAGAACTATTCAGGATAGCCCG